TTTTACAAATCTGATATGAATGAAGCTGAGTATCAAGGTAGAACAGTTAAACTTGGGAAACCAATGCAAGGTGATGTTAAAAAATTTAAGGTATATGTCAAAAACCCACAAGGTAACGTTGTAAAAGTTAACTTTGGACATGGAGGAAGTTCAGCAAAGAAATCAGGAGAAAAAACAATGTCTATTCGAAAGAATAATCCAGATGCAAGAAAAGCATTTAGAGCTAGACACAATTGTGATTCACCAGGACCAAGACACAAAGCAAGATATTGGTCTTGTAGAAAATGGTAAAATAAAAACAAATAAAGGTTATAATTTAAATTAGAAACAAAATGGCAGATACTTCATTTTTTGGTAGATTAACGAAACTCTTTCGTACTCAGGCAGTTGTTACTGTTGATAAGGATGGTAAGAGAAAGGTAATCGATACCGATGAAAGACAACAAACTAACTTATCTTCTTTAAGAGATAGGTACACGAAACTACAAAAAGGTTTCTATGAACAAGCAGGTGGTGCTCAATCAATGGCATACCAACAAGTTCGTAGAGAAGTTTTTAGAGATTTTGATGCAATGGATAATGACCCAATATTAGCATCAGCTCTTGATATATACGCAGATGAATCAACACTAAAGAATGAATTTGGTGATACTCTTGGAATTGTATCTGATAATCAACAAGTACAAGAAATATTAAGAAACTTATTTTATGATGTTCTTAATATTGAATTTAACTTATGGCCATGGGTAAGAAATATGTGTAAGTATGGAGATTTCTTCTTAGGTTTAGAAATCGCTGAAGGTAAAGGTATTGTTAACGTAACACCCCATTCAGTTTACAACACAGAAAGATTAGAAAGAACAGACCCATCAAATCCAAACTCGGTAAAATTTAAAATTACTGAGGACCCAAATGGAAAAGAACAATACGAAAACTTTGAGGTTGCTCACTTTAGATTATTGGCAGATACAAACTGGTTACCATATGGAAAATCAATGATTGAGAATGGTAGAAGATTGTGGAAACAATTATCTCTTATGGAAGATGCAATGTTAATCCATAGAATTATGAGAGCACCTGAAAAGAGAGTTTTCAAAGTAGATATTGGTAACATTCCTCCAACAGAAGTAGATAACTATATGCAGAGAATTATGAACAAGATGAAGAAAGTTCCTTTTGTTGATAGAAATACTGGTGACTACAACTTAAAGTATAATATGCAAAACCTAACAGAAGATTTCTATCTACCTGTTCGTGGTGGTGATAGTGGTACCAATATTGAAAATCTTGCTGGTTTAGAATATGCAAGTATAGAAGATATTGATTATCTAAAAAATAAATTATTTGCAGCTCTAAAGATTCCAAAAGCTTATTTAGGATATGAAGAAAATGTAGGTGGTAAAGCAACACTAGCTGCAGAAGATGTAAGATTTGCAAGAACAAAAGAAAGAATACAAAGAACAGTAGTATCTGAATTAACTAAAATTGCAATAGTACATTTATATGCACAAGGAGTTACTGATTCAGAAATGACAAACTTTGAATTACAATTAGTAAATCCATCTTTTATTTACGAACAAGAAAAATTAAATCTTTGGAGTGAGAAAATTAGATTAGCTCAAGATATTCAAGGTCTTAATATGTTATCTAAAGATTGGGTATATGATAATGTATTTAAATTATCAGATGGAGAATCTGATGAACAAAGAGTTCAGATGTTAGATGATTTAAAAGATAGATACAGATTCCGTTCTATTGAAGATGAGGGTAATGACCCTGCACAAGAAGATGAAGAACCAGATGATATTGAGGAATCAATTGAAAAACTAAAACAAGAGATAAAAGATAAAGGTGGTAGACCAAGAGAAGGTAATACTTATAAAAAAGATAAACACCCATATGGAAGAGACCCTTTAGGAGATAAAGAAAGAAAAGATGCTAAAAGAAATACAACTTCTGAAGAAAAAGCCATACAATATATTAGTGGTATTGCATCAAAACGTAAATATTTACATGAACTAAGGGGTATGTTAGATGAGGAAAATATCCTCAAAGATACTGAAAATTAATTAATCTTATATAATTTTATATTTATATAAGGGAAATTTACTATATCATAATAGGAAAAAATAACGATGAAAAAAATAAAACACTCAAAATTTAAGAACACTGGTTTTCTTTTTGAGCTTTTGACTAGACAAATTACACTTGAAATACTCAATGGTAGTGAAGAAAAGGCTAAAGGGATAATTAAAGAATTCTATGGTAGAGGAACAGAATTATCTAAAGAACTTAGATTATTTAACCTTTTAATAAATGAAAGATATAATACAGAATCAACGGCTGAAAAGTTTATTGATGCTATATTAGAAGCACATACTAAAATTAATTATAAATCACTTCAACGAGAAAAATATAATCTTGTAAAATCAATCAAAGAAAACTTTGAAATTAATAATTTTTTATCCTCACCTGTAACAAACTATAAAATTTTAGCTTCAATTCATAAACTTTTTGAAGGTAAAAAGAACAATATTCTTGATGTTAAAGATGTATTTAATTCTAAAATAACTCTTGTAGAACACATTTCATCGAATTCCCAAATTACAAAAAATGCTAAACAAGATAAATTAGTAGAAGAATATAGAAAACAAGAGAAAGACCTCAGGTTATTGACATACAAGATTCTTGTTGAAACTTTTAACAAGAAATATACTACTTTAGATAAATCACAAAAAGGATTGTTAAGAGAGTATATTAATAATGTTACTAACACATCAAAGTTCAATGAATATTTTGAATCTCAGTTAATTGAAACAATCACATCTTTACATTCAATGTATAAAGGTATGAAAGATAAGATTACAAAAATAAAGTTGAGAGAAACAATAAATGTTTTGAAAAAACAGAAAATTGGTAAGAAAATTACAGATGACCAAGTTTCAGCTTTAATGATGTCTTATGAATTGATTAAGGAGATAAAAAAAGTCAATGGAACTAAATCTTAATAAATTTTTAGAAGAACTTATCCAAGAAGTTGAAAAAGAATTGGATGAAGCAACTGCAACAGGCAATGTAGCTGGGTATAATGTACCTGGTGCATTTTCTAATGGTGGTGCCAAAGATAAGAAACGTAAGAAAAAGATTTCAACTCAATTCGGTATGAAGATAGTTGGTAAGGTGGATGAAGATTCAGTAAACGAAGCTAAATATTATATTACTCGTAATCAAGGTAGAGGACGAGGTAAATCTTTAGTTGGTGGATATGATTTGAAAAAGAAGAAAAACTTACCACCAAAAGTATTCAGAACATTTAAAGATGCTGAAAAAGAAGTAAAGAGATTACAAAATACACAAAAAGGAATTCCAGGTGGCGGTTCTGCATATTTCGTAACTGATAAAAAAATGAATAGATTAAAAGAATCAGTAAACGAAGCCAAAGTAAAAAGACCAGTAAATCGTTGGTTAGAATTAAAAAACGATGAAACAATGCATCCTCATAAGAAGATGGCAATGGGATTAAAAGAACTTAAATATCAGTTAAGAGAAACTGAAAAGTTTTTTAATTGGTACAATAAGATTAAAACAATGAATGAATTGGATTCCAATCAGTATTGGAAAAGAACAAACACTCATATTTATAAGATAAAGGAGCGATTGATAAACATCGCCAAAACTATACAGGAGATAGAAAAATGAAAATAACAAGAGAAGCATTAAAAGCCATAGTTAAAGAAACTATGATTGAAGAATCTGAATATCAAGAATTTTTCAAAAGAGCCTTAGAAAAAGCAGGTAAATCTATACCACAAATGTCTGATGAAGAAAAGAAGGCATTCTTTAACAAGATTGAAAAAACTTGGAAAGGTAGAGGAGCTAAAAACGAAAGATTCGGTAGAGGAATAGATTCAATTTCATTTGAAAAAGAATTAGAAGAAACTCAATCACCTGCACAAAAAGCAGCATTTCAAAAAATGTTAGATAAGAAAAAAGGTAAAGAAGATAAAGAATAAAGTGACTAAAAGAGAATTGTATGATATAATCAATGAGGAAGTTGTTAATTTTAAAAAAGGAAAAATTAACGAAGAACTTAATGAGTCTGATAAAGATTTAATAAGAAAAATCATCAGACAAGAGGTATCTGCAATCTTTTTTGATTTATTTAAAAAACGTAAAAGTTGGGGAGCATAATGAATAATTTATTAATAGAAACAAGACTGTTCGAAGGTAGAGTAAACGAGGACGAGAGTGGAAGAACTATCGTTAAGGGTATTTTACAAAGAGCAGGTGCAGAAAATCAAAATGGAAGGATATATCCTAAACCAATTTTGATGAGAGAAGCTAAAAAATACGAAACACTTATTAAAGAAAGAAGAGCACTTGGTGAATTAGACCATCCAGATTCTTCTGTAATCAATTTAAAGAATGTATCTCATAACGTAAGAGAGATTCATTGGGATAATGATGATTTAGTAGGAACAGTTGAGATATTACCGACCCCATCTGGTAACATCTTAAAAGAACTACTTAAAGCAGGAATCCTTTTAGGTATATCATCAAGAGGTATGGGTTCAGTAGAACCTTTATCAGGTGGTAAAGTACAAGTAGGTGAAGATTTTGAATTGATTGGTTGGGATTTTGTTTCTAATCCATCAACACATGGAGCATTTATGACTCCGATGAATGAATCAGTTAACAAACAACTTATTAAACAAGGTGAAGTTTGTAACGAGTGGTGTAAATCACAAGATTTGATGAGAGAAATTATAACAGAATTAAACTAAGTTATGGCATTTGATATAAAAAAATATTTAGGTGATAATGATATTAAATTAGGAACAGTAACAAGAAACGTTGCAAGTGTTCCATTTAAAGGCGGTCACAATGATATAAGAAAAACTAATTATGATGTTAAGATTACCGAAGATGGTAAACTTGATTTATATACTCTTAAAAAGGAGACAAAGAAATTATGATTAAATTAACTGATTTATTAAACGAACAAGAGTCATTTACCGCTACATCTAAAAAGAGTGGTGAAACTGTTGTATTTAAAACAAAAGATGCAAGAGATACAGCTGTAAAAGCTGGTACTCATTCTAAGATAAAAGATAAAAAAGATGGTGATTCTAAAAAAGATACTCCTAAAGTAAACATCTTCAAAAGAGATAGTGATAGAGATTCAAAGGAACGACTAAAGAAAAGAAAAGAAAAAGAAAAGGATGAACCTAAGAGAGATGATGCCACCGATGCACAGATAGATGATGTTCAAAATAATATTGGTGATTTAGATGGTGATGAAATAAGAGATTATGCAGAATCAGATATATTCCCATATCTTAAAGGAAAAGATTTGGAAATTGCAAAATCATTAGTAGATGATATTGAAGATTCTGGTTCAGATTTTGTTAGAAGTGCTGATTTAAGAAAAGATTTAAAAGATTTATTTGATAAGAAAATGA